TATCAGTATTTGCTTCAACCTTTGTGTTGGAAAAAATGCTAATGAAATCAATTATGGGTTATGGTGTAGCCGCAGCTTTTGCTTATGCGGTATGGTTTGCTATCCATAAGTATTTTGGTAAATGGTACGACGAAACTCAACCAGTATCTGAAAGTAATAAAAAGTTTTGGCGTATAGCTCAATGGGTTGCGACCGGTGGATTATGGTTTACTTGGCTATCGCATGATATTGCTAACATTGCAGTATTCTTACCGCGTGCAATTTCTATAGACCTAATGGTGTTTATCAGTATTGTGTTTATTGCCGGCTTGTTCTTTATGTTTAGAGAAAAAGGTGGTAAGATCCAAAAGATTGTATTAGAGAAGCATAATACACGATATGTACGTAGTGCTACACTAATCGATTTGTTCTATTGGTTGTGCTTGTACTTCTTTAAAGAACTGAACGACATTCCGATGAGCACAACATGGGTGTTCGTAGGCTTGTTAGCAGGACGTGAGTTGGCTATGGCAACATACTTTGGTAAGAAGAAAACAAAATCAGTATTTCCCTTGGTCGCTAAAGACTTTGGTAAAATGATGGTAGGACTCGGTGCTTCAGTGGCTCTAGTACTACTAATTCATTATGTAATTAATCCCACGTAAATGAAATATAAATATAAAGCACACATATTACTGCATAAAAGCATACTAGATAATGCTGGTAATGCAGTAACTCATGCTTTACAGTCTATAGGTTTTACTTCCGTTTTAGATACTAGAATAGGTAAGATACTATATTTCTCTGCCTCCTCTGATGAGGAGGCAGAACTCATTATTAAAAGTCAAACTAATGAAGTTATGGAGTATTATGAAATAGAAAGATTAGAGCAATGAAAATAGGATTCACATGCAGTACCTTTGATTTGTTACATGCAGGGCATATAATGATGTTGAGAGAAGCTAAATCTCAATGTGACTACTTAATAGTGGGTCTTCAATTAGATCCTAGCTTGGATAGAAAAGAAAAAAATTCTCCTATACAAAGCATAGTAGAAAGACAAGCGCAACTATCAGCTATAAAATATGTAGATGAAGTTCTTTTATATACCACAGAAGCTGATCTTTTAGATATACTAAATATGTACCCTATAGATGTTAGAATACTTGGGGAGGAATACAGACAAAAAGATTTTACAGGAAAAGATGAATGTAGAAATAGAGGCATTGAGCTACACTTTAACAAAAGAGATCATAGATTTAGTTCTAGTGATTTAAGAAAAAGAGTATGTGAAAAATAAATACTTTAGTTATCTATATGTCTGTAGATTATTTAAAAAAATAATTGACAGTTTAGCCTTTTATAATATATTATTAATAGTAATCTAAAAAAAGGAACATAAGATGGCTAAAAGAAAAGGTGGTAAGTCTAAAGGTAACGTATCAGCAGGTATTCATTCTAATGTTAGTAAGTCTTTACGAAAAGAAATGCGTAATGATTATATGAGTTCTGGAGATCGTATTGTCAACCAAATGAAAGCGCTACGTCAAGGAAAACGCGTAATGGTAACTATTTCAAACCCTAACAAAGCTGAAACTAATAAACCTTTTATTCGTGTTACAGCACAAGAAGCAGGCTGGAAATCTGGCGGTTTTTTTGCTAGACAAGGAGCATAAAGTTGACACTTTTCGAGATTAAAGATGTTCTATATGTACTTTTTATTATTGCGGCTTGTTGGTACTCGTACAGAAAAGGGTTTATTGAAGGTTTAGATAATGGCGTAGATAAATCTTTAATCTTTTTAGACAAAAAAGGATACATCACTCTTACTAGAGATGCCAATGGAGACATTGTAGAATTTGAAAGTAACGAGTAATGAAGTACTCAGATATCGAGCAGTATGAAGATATTGCAAAATATTATATTAATATCTCTTCTAGAGAGATCTGCAAGTTGATAGACCTTCACGAATTTGAATTAGCTTTTTATAAATTAGATTGGTCTAAACGTAGATGCTCTTCAAGAGGAGGATGGTATCCTAATAAAGGCGGTGCTGGAGTCAGCATCGCCATGAGTGCTACAACCAACATAAAAAAAGGAAGAGTTTCTAAAGTATACGAGTATGCGTCTTTTCAAGACTGCCCTATAATAGGTAGTATATATACAAAAAATACAGAAGATAAAATTGCTCTACACTGTTTACATGAAGTAGCTCATGCTGCTCAATACTGGTCTAAGTACTTAAAAGGTAAATCTGCAGGAAAACCTCATGGATATATTTGGAAATCCTTATATAGACATCTTAGAGTAAATATCCTTAATCCTTCTTTAGAAGATCAAAAAACTCTCAAGAAAGAATATGAAGAAGTAATATCTTCTATAAAAAAAGTTAGAACTAGAAGTTATAATCTAACTGGGCAAATAGCAGCCTCTAAATAGCTAGGAGAACAAATATGAAATTTAATCTTACCGTTGAAATGTTAAACGAGCTTATAGGCAAAGGCAACAAAGAAGTTTCTGCTTGGCATAAAGCTTTAATAGACATTTTACCCAAATATAATATAGACACCCCTGAAAGAGTTGCAGCTTTTATAGCTCAATGCGCTCATGAAAGTAGAAACTTCACAGTATTAGAAGAAAATCTAAACTATAGTTCTTCTGCCTTAGAAGCTGTGTTTACAAAATATTTTAGGGACAGATCTTCTAAAGCTTATGCTAGAAAGCCAGAAGCTATAGCTAATGTGGTATATTCTAACAGAATGGGTAATGGCAGTGAAAAAACTGGAGACGGTTGGAAATTTAGAGGTAGAGGTATCATTCAACTAACAGGCTGCAATAACTATACTGCCTTTGGAGAATCTATAGATAAAGATGTAGATCAAGTTATTAAATACGTACAAACTAAAGAAGGAGCACTAGAAAGTGCTTGTTGGTATTGGAATTCAAGAAATATTAATAACGCAGCAGACGCTAAAGATATACTAAAAGTTACAAAACTTATTAATGGTGGTACTATAGGATTAGAAGATCGTAAAAAACATTATGAGCATGCCTTAGAAGTATTTGGAGTTAAAAAAGTAGCTACAAAACCTTCTACAAAGAAAGTAGAAAAAGTAACGCATACTTTAGTACATATTCAAACAGCTCTAGGTTTAAAAGCAGATGGAATATCTGGTCCTAAAACTAAAGCAGCTATAAGTGCTTTTCAGAAAAGAAAAGGTCTTACTCCTGATGGAATAGCTGGCCCAAAAACACTTAACGCATTATTCGGAGATTAAAATGTATGTAAGAATGACAGTAAATTCTAATCATGATGATTGGGAAAAAGATGCTTCTGGTAGAATTCCAGACATTGAAATGAGTATGGAGTACGATACAGGAAAAGTACCTACTAGTGAAGAACTTAAAGATTTATTTTCTAGATTTTTACTTTCAATTACTGCCGAACAGCACACTTCAAGCAAGCCTAAAGCTAATAGGGAATTAGGAAGTGGCTAAAAAACACAATTTAAAACAATTAGAAGACTTTGCTAGAGACTGGGGTATTTATAAATGGATGCACGCAGATAATCCTGATAATGAACCTGTTAGGTCTAATAAGCACAGAAAACCTTATAATAAAAACTTTAATAAAAATAAGAAAGGTTTTAAAGGAAGAAAGTAATTAATGGCCGTTAATTTTCCAGACGCTCCTTCAAATGGAGACTCATTTAGTGTAAATGATACTACTTATGTATATAACGCTACTGCGGGTTACTGGGATATAACATCTACAGTACAAGCTTCTGCAAGTACAGGTACTAATGCACCTTCTAATCCTTCTGCTGGCGATTTTTGGTTTGATCCTTCTAGTCTGACTACTTATATTTATTATTCTGATGGCACCAGCTCTCAATGGATTCCTGCAAATTCTGTAGGTGCAAGAGGTGCCCCAGGACCAGGATATCCTACTTCTTATTATTCAGTAGACTATACTAGTACTACAACAGGAAATGTAGTTTTTAATTCTAGCAGCACTCCTACTTTACCTTCCTATACTGTAGGTAAGGTTAATGCATGGGTTAATGGTGTACTAAGATCAGACATAGATGCAACGGATGGTTCTAATGTAGAAATATCTTTATCTACTGGTGACGAAGTTCAGATAATTAATTTTGGAGATACTGATGTATTAGATCCTACTGCTTCTTCTAACGACCATACTACTTATACTACTCTATCTAGTTTAATAGATACTGTACAATCAAATGTTACCTCAGCTGGATCAGGTGTAGCGGTTTATGCTACACCTGATCTTTTGCCGTTAACAGGTACTGATGCAGGAGAACAAGCGTATGTCAATTCTACCAATAGGCTTTATATTAGTAATGGTACTGGTTGGTATTCTATCGGATTGGTAAACACTAATCCAGCTATCACCTCAGTACAAGATGCTTCAGCAGGTACAACTCCGTTTACTTTAGCAATTGATGGCAGTGCTACAGTAATTACAATTACTGCAAGCGACCCTGAAGATGTTCCATTAACCTATAGCTATGCTGTTACTAGTGGTTCTTTAACAAATGGTGGCGGTACTACTGCAACTGTGGTGCAAGGTACTGGTGCTAATACTAACCAGTTTACTATAACTCCAACAACAACTGAAGCATACGCTGGAACCTTTGATTTAACGTTTACTACATCTGATGGTATAAATCAAGCTTCTTCTGTTAATAACTTTACTTTAAATTTTATCACTAGTATTGCTAACAGTAATTACACAACTTTATTAGCAACTGCGACTGGTACTTCTGATAATAACAATATTACTGACGCTTCAACAAACAATCATAGCATCACAGTAAATGGCGATACCCACGCTGGTACGTTTAGTCCATATAGAAGTGGTGGTTATTCTTGGGATTTTGAAGGTGCTGGATTTTACACGAATGATTTGGGGCACGGCGAGTCTATTGAAGCAGAAAATACCGCTTCCGCTTTTAATGTAGGTACTAATGACTACACTATTGAAGGATGGTTCAAGGAAAGAAACAATGGAACTTATAGCACTAATCAATATGCACGCCTTTTTGATCTTGGTCCAAATG